AGCTTTGTAGCTTTATTGTGCAAAACAGAACTGAGAGCCTTCATCTTTGATGTGAATGGCATAAGATATGAAGTCATACTTCTTGCGCACCATGAAACAGCGCTTGAATTAATGGTAGCTACCCTTATTTTTCCTGATGGTTCAATAACCGGGAGAATTTTAATATCGGTGGCCTATCCAGCAGATTCTACTGTTTTTAAGAATGTGTCTCTGATATTGATCGCCCTTTACTTTGCGTTCTTGAAGAAGGTAAGATTCTCGATCGCTTTTCCGATCTCATACAAGTCGAGGTTAGTCAGCATTTGATAACGCTCAGCTTGAGAGAGAGGTTGGTAAGTAGGAGAATCTTATCGGTTCGTATCGTAAAAGTTCGTGAGTTCTCGTGAATAGTAGAGCTCATGATCGAGTTAGCTTAGTATACCTGCTAAATACTCGACAGGACTAGATTCCAAGTCCTCCCATCGAACTTTGATATAAGGGGAGAGTAATTTTCTTACACGTTCTAATTCGTCTTTATCGGTGTCGTTATTGCAACCATATAACTTATAGGCTATCACAGATCCACCATTCTTTTAAGATTGCTCGAGGCAACTTGAGTTATTCGGATAAGGAATGATGGCATCTTTGTGTCGATATCTGTGGCATAGTTTATCTATGTGTAATCCTAATCTAGCTAAAAGATCAGGAGTGTCCAATATCGGGGCCTGTACATGTGTACATATTCGTTAAACGGCGGCATCAACTTCACTAGTGATTTCGTTCTGGCATGGTCTATCTTAGGATACGGCTCTGTTAATACTTGATAGGATGAATAACCTATCATTTTACTTGGGATAGAATATCTTTCCAAATACACGATATTCAACTTTATCACCAATGTAAAGGAGTCTCGCAGTGTCCGATAGTATTTTGATATTTTTCTTGAAGTTAAGAGAGAGTAGAAGTATGAATTTGATTTACTTTGAAATTATAAACTCGTCTCTTGAACCTCTAAATGAGACTTTGGGTTTAGCTTAACCAAAGATTAATTCAAGTACTGTCCTTATGGCTGTCCAGTTCTTCCTGATTGGTAGAAAACGTCGGGAATGAAGATCCTTCGACTATCCGATGGCGGTTAGCGTCTTATTTTATGCGCTAGTCAAACCCATCAATTGAGATTCGCTGCTTTTACTTTTTGCTAAAAAGTGGCATGCCTAATTTGTCAAAGCTGCAAGACTACGTAAGTAATCTGAGGCGATGACAGGGTTG